ATAGACTGCTCTAGTATCAATCTTGCCCGTTCTATCAGATTTATTATCCGGGTGGCCATAACAATATTGAAAACAAAGTCTGCCTGCAACTGTAATACTATCTACAAATATAGAATCGTATTTCTGCATAACTGTGAAAGAGTCTCCATACATCTGTGAAACCCTCTCATAATCAACACTACTATAAGGTTGATCGGTTGGTAAAGCTGGATTTGGTCCACCAAGAAAGCAAGCAAAATCTCTGCACTCTTCCCATGTCTTGGGTCGAATAACATCAATAGGCCATCTTTCAATAGCTGCATCACCAGCTTCTAAGTCCATAAATAATGTAGTGTCTGGGTCAAGAGTACGGGCAAGAGTAGTCTTACCCACACCACTTTGACCACAAACTACAATCTTATGACCTCTTTTTTCTGCCAATCTTTCATCGGCTGTAATAATTTTAAGAGCCATTAGTATCCTCCGTAATATCCACAGTTGTTCCTGTTAGCTCAACAGTTCTGTGTTCTTGTAGTTTACCTTTAATAACAGGAGGTGCATTGTTATATTTACGCTCATCAATAGCATAAGTTATTCTAGCATAATGTCTTGCATCTTCTTGATCCATATTTAACAAAGTGGTTGCAAGACCTTGTTGATCCCAAGTTACCTTCTGTCTTAAAGTTACTTTAACTTTATAGCCTTGTTCATTTAATGTAACAGAGCCATAATCTTTGCCATCGTTATTTAACTTGTTCCTTGCTGTATTCCCAAATCTTATGGAAAGCTCTTCGTTAAGTAACGATTGCTTGTCTTTTAATACCTGCATCTGTTGTTTAAGTTCTTCTTTATACTTAAATACATCTTGCATAGGCATATGTATAAAATCTAAATCCATGATTGATCCTTTCTCAAATAATAATAGACACTAGATACCTATAAAGTAGGCATACATATCCTATATGTCAATAGTTATTGTTATTTTTTTTTGTAAGAAAGGTAAATATCTATATTATGAATAGCTTTCATCATCTTTTGTTTAAGCTTAAATTCGGGTGTAAGCATACCTTTCGCATCTTCAACAACCAACTTTGAAAGTCCATTTTCTTCTTCTAATAAATATCTAAAATCTGCAATGTAATTACATATTTTTATATTATTAATACTTAATTCATATTTAATTTGACGCTCTAGTTGTGTAACGACACCAGCTTTTTCCATAGCTTTAAGTTGTCCCCAACGCTCAGCTTCCCATTTAGAATCAAATTTTAAACCAAAGGCTAATGTTTTTTTTGCAAAATACTTATTGGCTCTTCTAGTTTTTTTGGGTATAAATGGGTATGTATAGGTCATGGAGGTAGTATAATGACAGACATATCAAAATTCAAGTCGGTAGCTGTAGATATTGACACTTACAATAAATTAGAACTAATTTGTAAAGAAGAGCGAAGAAATAAACGTCAACAGTTAGGTTTAATGGTAGATAAAGAGTGTGAAAAATTAAATTTAAATACTGACAGTAAGGTGCTTGGTTTAGGTGGACTCAACCGCTCTCATCCTTGAAATTAGGCGATTCGCTCTTTTTGTTACCTGTTTGTGCCAACGGCTGTCTTCCATCTGAATTGCACATTCTTGCCAATCGTTATTTAGTAAAGCGGTATGGAATTTCTTAAATTTGGAAAATCTTGGACGGCCAAGATTAAACATCATGTTTGCACATATTTTTTGTACTTCATCTGGTAAATCATTAAAGTTAGAAAAAAGTTTTTCACACTCGCTTATTGTAACTTGTATGTCTTGCTCAAATAGTTCATTAACTCTTTCATCATCAATACGAGTTCCAACTGGCAATCCATACTCTGGGTCTGATTCTACCACCAAGTGGCCTATCCCAATCGTAGGTAGCGATAAATGGTCTAAATACACGGCATTGACACGACCCTCGTCTCGCTCAATTTCTTGCCTTAATTCATCTATGTTCATGGTGTTTGCCTCATTAAATTACTTCTTCTTATTTGTCTACCAGCTATAGCGGCATCAGAGGGATTTAGACCTAATACGGCGGCTGTGCCGGGATCAGTTACATCAATACTGCCCACGTTGGTGTTTGCCGCTGGGGGGGCAACATTTCTGATTGGATTTGTAATTTGCCCAAGACCTTGATTTACTGCTTGGGTCACTCCAGTATTTTGAGCTAAAGCTTTTATTTGACTTTCTGCTTCTCTAGTTCCCTCTTGCATACTTTGTGTGACACCTTGACCAACTCTAAAGTAGTCTGTAACCATGTCTGCAAACTTACGTTTTGCCGCCTCTCCACCAGTCGAAGCTTCTTTACCTGCTTTAATTATATCGTCAATGGCTCTTTTACCTGTAAATATTTGACCTATTGCAGTAATTCTTAAAATTTTTCCAATGTTATTAAAAAAAGATGCCGTAATTCCTCCAGCGACCAATGAACTATCAGATGTATTCTTTGATGCTAAATCAACAAATTTACCAAACTTTCTTATTTGAGAACCAGTCTCTTCACCAAATATAACATCAAGCTTTTTATTTTTGTCAGCCTTTTCAATTCTTAAAGCCAAATCTTTCATTTGTTTTGCGTTTGTTGTAGCACCAACATCTTGCAACATAGATTCAAGATAATGACCTCTTATTGTTTTTAACGCACCCTCGTCACCCTCATAGTACCTCATTATTTCTTCAAGCTCAAACTTAGTTACCCCCGGAGCTGCAACAACATCTGCGGCTTCATCTGGTTTTAAGTTTTTATTTGCAATACCTCTTCTTACTTTAAGACTTTTAAATGTACTTAGTCTTTTTGCAGCACTTATAGCTGTAGCAAGAGCATCCCTTATACCAACTTCCAATCCATTATCTAAAGCTTGCACTAATGTTTCGTCATCTAATTTACTTATTTTTAAATCATCAAACTGTCTTGCAAAAGATTTAATTTGATTATAAGTCTGTGCTCCAAACAATTCGTTACCAACATCACCAAGCTCATCAACTTGTTTTTGTAGCACATTTGGTTTAAATATTTTAGGTGTAGCTGTATCAAAACCAGTTGTTTGCATAGTATGTCTTAACCATGACTTTCCAATTTCTTCTTTAATAGTATTGTAAGCGGCCTCGCCGGGAGCATTTTGCCCTCTAGTCATAGCTTGTTTTAAATTATTTAATGCTTTTGTGCTACCTGGCGTCACCATTTTCATAGCAAGTCCAGGTGATACGACTGGTCGTTCTCCAGTTCTAGCAGCACCACGAACTAATCCAACTAAACTTGGTATAGACAAAGTAGATGATAAGCTTTCAAATTCTTTCATGCCTTTTTTGAAAAACTCTCTAGCATCTGGCAATTCTCTTGCAGCCATAGCAATTTTTGTTTCATCTTCTTTTGTTAAATTTTTGGCTGCTCTAGCAAAAGCAGTTAATTCTGTTTCTGTTAAAATGTTGTCTAATTTAATGCCAGCTTGTCTCCATATTTCTGTTAATCTTGTAGAGCCATCAATAGTACGACCTATGTTTACATCTCTTAAATTATCACCAGTGTATTTTGAAACATCTAATAGTTTTTTTCTTAAATTATAAACTTGATTAAAATTAGTTTTTTTACCAAATTCATTTAGATCATCTAAAAGTTTTTGTGCAATTGAATCTTCTACATTAGATAAATTTCTAGCTGGAAAGCTTGATTCAATTAATTCTTTAATATCTGTTAGACTATTAGTTGGTATAAAATTTTTCTGTTTTCCCAATGAAGAATTAGTAATTTCTTGTATTGTTGCAAACTGTCTTGCTGATTCATCATCAAACGCTTTTACACTATCTGCTAAAAAATTATATAAATCATCAGATACAGTAGAACCACTTCTAAAACTTCCTGCAATATCTTCTGCAGCTCTTTCAATTGATGCTCCAATATTTTTCATAGCCGCTTTTTTTGCTCTGATATATCCAAAGCCTGCATTTTCTGCAAAATCAATAAAAAGCTCACCTGCTTCTTTATCACTGCCTTGCACCGCAGCATCATCAATAATACTTCTTAATTTAGCAGTATCTCTTTTCATAGCCTCATGCACAGATCGTAATCTAGGACTTACTCCCGAAACTGATTCCGATAGTTGTTCTTGTTTAGCAGCAATGGGATTTACTTTTAAAGTCTGTCTTGTAGGTATGTATCCTTTTTCTAACGCTTCAGCAGTAAATTTAAGTTCCTCATCACTAGCTTCTTTAATAAATCTTTTACCAGATGGTGCTAATCCTTTAAAAACTAATATAGGTAAACCGAACAAAAGTTCTCCACCAGCGGCAATTCCACCTTCAATTGCTGCATCTGTAGCAATTTCTCCAGCTGTTTGCTTAGATACTCCAGCAACACCTTCAATAGCCTCTTCTGCTAAAGATCCAGAAGCACCACCAACAAATGCACCTACCGCACCACCTAATAAAGTTCCTACACCTGGAGCAAACGCAGATCCTATGGCAGCACCTTTAACAGCACCAGCAATACCACCACCGAGCTCTGGAACAATTCCTAATAAATCAGTAAAATCAGAAGCACTAAATCCCTCTTCATCAATTAAAATATTTTTTTCTGTATCTATTCCTAATTTAGAAGCACCAGTTGGTGTTAAAGCTAATCTGCCTCTTTTATCTCTAGTAAATTCATCACTAGTGAAGCCTTGTTTAGCCATGATTGCATCTTCTTCTTCATCGTTTTCTGCAACTGATAAAGCAGCACGCAGACTAAAATTACTAACTCCAGTGGTTGTATCAAAATCTTTTTGTATTTCTTGATCGGTTTGCTCGCCCAAAGTTTGTGGTTTTGTTTGTGCTCCAATACCTTTTATGACACCAAGTTGTGGTAACGGCTCTTGACTCTGATTAAAAACATTAAGTATGTTTTGTTTCTCTTGATCGGTTGGAGTATCACCCTCTATTCTAAATTGCTTAATATCTCCAGAATTTGGATCTCTAACTTTAATAACACCCATTTATGTACCACTTCTTCTCACGTCAAATATACCATCGCTTCCTGCTACAACATCACTATAAGTATTTTGTTTTTTCGGTGCAGATTTATTTGCATAAAAATTTAAGTTTCTTAACCCCTCTTGCACATCTCTTTTACCTTCAACTACAATAAGTTCATAAACTTCTTTGAGTGCATTTTGTAAAGTTTTAGCATCTTCAACTAGACCTAATTGACCAACAATTTGCTCAACTCTTTGTCTATCAGCATCAGATATAGTTTTTCCTGCCTCTTGTAAAATTGCTGGTGCATTCTTTGCAGCAAGTGAACGCAAAATATATTTTACTTTTGCAGTATCAGTAGCCTCATCTTTGCCAAACTTTAAACCAAACGCTCTTGCAAAAGATGTTGCTGCATCTGTAATCTGATTACCAACTGTTAGTTTACCTTGCTCAGCAAGATTGTATACACTATTTAATTGATCTTCAACTCTTGTTAAACCCTTGTCCATTCTCGCCAATCTTTTAAAATAAACGTCATACTGATTTGGATTAAAAAACCCTTTATCTGGCAAGTCAGGTCCTTTATAATTAGGATTAACCATATTGACACTAATTTTTAAATCATCAGGTGCATCTTTAAATAAACTAAAATCAGAATATTTGCCTACATATTTTTCACCAAAATCCTTTGTCTTTGTAAAGTTTTCTAAAAGCTTGTCACTTAATGGCAGTATTTCAAATTGTTCATTAAAACTATCTGTATTTAATAAGTTATTAAGTTGAAAACTGTTTAAGTTTGCTAAATTGCCTTTACCAAGATTGGCTAAAGTTCCTTGAATACCTCCAGTTCCCTTTGGGATAATAAGATATTGTAACCTTTTTTGAGCTTTTTCTTGATCTTTTTTACTTTCGCTTAGTGCGTATGCACCTGCTTTTGCTCTAGTTGCTTTAGCTTCAGCAACGGCTTTTCTAAAATCAGGCATTGCGGCTTCACCTGCTTCGCCAGTTGCTTTTAATATATTACTAATATTAAATCCTTTACCAGCTCTATTTTGCATAAGAGCAAGACCAAAAGACATTAAAGCTTGTTTAGTGTCAGGATCTCCTGATATATCAAGTCCAGTGGCCTCACCAAATTCGTTGAGATAATCCTTAAATTCTTTAGCATCTGATTGTTTGCCTGATGCTTTCAAAAATTCTTGTAATGCAGTTTTTGTTGCCTTTTGTGCATTAGTTAAATTTTCTTCTTCTGTTTGATCTGCCTCATCTTGTATTCCAATAACGTCTTCTTCAGGACCAATTATATTTGGTCTACCACTTTTTTCTACATCGACAACATCTTCTTCAATACTTTGCAATTTATCATTTATTACTTTTGCTTGATCAAGTTCTTTAAAATCATCTTGTTGTGTTTGCAATTCTCGTTGATTCATTACTGTTTCTTTTAAGCCTTGTGGTCTTGGTTGAGGCAACATTCCAGCTGCATTCATCAGAATTCCTAGAGCATTTTCATCTAAACCTGTTTCAGTTCCAGTAACTGACCTTGCAAATGCAGGTGCTATTCCTTTGCTCAAAGGACTGCCACCCATCATTGTTCTTGCTTGTCCAGATTGTATAGTGCTTTCAGGAAAGAAAATAGCACCTAAACCACTAGGTCTATTTACAGTTTGTGTTGGATCAAGTAAGTTTGTAGGTCTTTTTATTCCTAAAGCTGCTCTCAATTCAGGAGAAACAACTTCAACTCCACTTAATCCTATTCTTCTAGGTGGTGTTGCCATATTTAGCCTCTCTGTGCCGTAGGTCCACCACTAAAAGGTGCTATTTGTGATAATGTTGTGTATGCACCTATACCTTGCAAAAATGGATTTGCAGCTGGTTGTGTGGCTTGTGTGAATGTTGACGGAATACTTGCACTTGGCATACCTTGAAGTAAGTTTTGACCTAATTGCAGTCTTGTAAAAGGCTCTTGTGCTTGTTGAAGAAGGTTTGATCTTAGAGCATCTAATCCCATTTGTTGTTGTCTTTGTCTCAAACCACCTAGTTGCGTAAGTTGAGATATATCTGCTTGACCTAAAGCTTGTTGTAAACGCCCAATATCGCTTGTTGTGCCAGCTAAAGTGCCAAAAGCTTGTCCAAGACCACCCGATAGTCTTCCAGCCTCTTGTGATGCCTTTAAAGCTTGACCAAATCCTTGTGATAAAAGCTTTGATAATGTGTCGCCTTTAACTTGTTGCAGTCCTCTTTCTGTCTCTGCTCTTTGCACACCCTCTCTTGAACCACCAAACGCTCCTGCTTTTATAGCTTGTGCATCTGCCCCAGCTCTTCGCAAATCTGCTTGTCTGTTAAGTTCACGCATAGCAACATCAATGACTTGATCTTGAAATGGGTCTTGAAATCTTTGAATTGATTCGGGTTGTAAAAATCCTAAACCACTTGTTAACGCCTGTTGTGCCGCAAGTGTTTGATTAGCCGCACCTTGCAAAAAAGGTTGATAAGAACCTACCATTTGCTCGCCTAATTCTGTCGCTCTAGTTGTCAAAGGATCCATTCCTGCAACTTGTATTCCCGGAAGTCCTAAAGGTCTATCTAAAAGTCCGGGTGCAGTTTGTGTATCTCCGTCAAAAGTTCCAAAAGCAGATTGCAGTAGCCTTTTTTGCAGACCTTCTAAAAACGGAGGTAATCTTTGTATATTTTCATAAGTTTGAACTGCCATTACGCCCTCGCCTCTAATTTGTCCATCATGTTATAAGCTCTTTGTATACCTTTTCTTTGATTTCCGTCACCAAGACCTTTTACCGCGTCTTTTGTCAAAACAAACTCTCCAGCCATTAACATAGCTGGAACATCATCTTTTGTGCCAGACCCTTCAGATGGATCAATTCCACCAGTTCGTCTTGGAAAGTTCATAGAACCACCATCTTCGGCATATGTTATACCACCTAATTGACCACCGGGACCACCAAAGCCAAATGGTCTTTGTTGAAACTCTCTTTGCTCCTCTTCATCATCATCGCCAGCTAATAGTTGTGCTATCAATCCTGCTGTTAATCCCTCACCCATTCTTGTGTTAAGAAGTCTTGATAATAAATTGTCGTCACCAATTCCAGCAGATTTCAACAACTCTCCTGTGAATGTTCTGTTTTTTATACCTTCCACAGCATCTTTTGTTTGTTCAATAGGTGGTTTTGTGCCACCAGCCTTGTCAGTTGGGACAAGTTGATTTCTTTCTATCTCTGCTTTAGTAAATTCTCCAGGTTTGAGTGCTCTTCCGTCTTGAGTAACTTGTTGTTGAGGATTTGTATTATCAAAAAAAGCACCACCAATACCAGATAATAACGCATTTCTAACTGCATCTTTACTTTTGCCACCCAAAAGTTTTGTAGAAGCACCACCAAGTATTGCTCTTTGTAGAAATGGGTTTGTTACACCTAAACCACTTAGTATGCCACCCCCACTTGTTCCAATGGCTACAGGCAAAATTATATCTTTTAGTAATTTTCCAAGGCTCATGGCTTTATATTACCTTACTTTTCATTATTCGTCTATGTCTTTACCTTAATTGTGCCATTATCATTAAACAAAGCACCTACCTCTAAACCTGTATCACTTGTTGGTAAGTCAGTCAAAGTAATCTTAGTGCCTCGAAGTTCGCCGGGATTTTGCAATTGTGTTACTAATTGACTTAAACTTCTTACCATTTCGCTAAAATATTGTACGTCATATTCATCTGGTGGCAGTGAAAAATTTGGTGGTACAAGTTGTCTACTCATCTATCTCCATCCGCTCTTAAATCTACTCTTGGAGTGCCAAGTCTCCAATTAACTTTTTCAGTTGTGCTTTCTACTCTAAGACCAAATGATCTACCACGCAACCTTAAATGATTAAGCTCTGTAGTTGGAGTTACAGTATTAGTTGATGTTTTGATAAAACCACCACCAGGACTCCGTTGTGCCTTAAGAGAAAATACAGCTTTTTTGTCATCTGCATTTATATCAGAGTCACTATTGTCAAAACTTACATCAGGTAACATTCTTCGTATAAATACAAATTGATCACCATCTTGAATATCTATAGGACTTGATTCAATAAAAGATGTAAATGCAGTGCCATCATCATCATTACCTTTTTCATGATCATAAACTAAATTAGAGCTAGTTGCTTTTGGATATTGATATACACCTCTATCAATCCAAGATGTTCGAGCCAAAGAACCTACATACCAAATCTTTTGATCGTAGTTGTATACAACATATTTGTCATTCTCTCCTGTGCCACCATTAGCAAGTGAATTGGTTTGTGATGGATAGAACCAAAACACCTCTCCAAAAGCAGAATTTACTCCTGCATAA